GTTCTTACAATTGATGATTTTAGTAATTTATTTAATAATAATGCTAGATCAACTCCCTATGCTGACGTATATCGAAATAGGTTAGCAGATGGAAGAACACAGTTCTTTGTGGCTTATATTCAAGACAGATTATTTACTGGTGAAAGGCAAGTAATGATCATAAACACATTGCATGATACAGGTCGTGGTTTAACCATGATGAATCAGTATGGTGCGGTTGAAACCACTTTAGATTTAGGATCATTTGATTATGTAATTGATGGTGTTGAATCAGTACTAAGATTTTTCCCACATAAATTTACAATTAACGATTACAACGTAATTTTATGGTCATATCAAATTGATACTAATCAACTAGGAGTCTCAACAACAAATGTTGCCACTGCAACTACATCATTACCTGTCTTTGATCCAACATCATCAGAGGGACTAAACGGTGGTCTTGTAAGTATACAATCAACATGTGTCTCTGTTGCTGGTGGTGTGGCAGGAACAGTATTTACATTAGCTGGTATCGGAACGACAGTTTCAGGACATAGATCTGCAAAATTATTTGTAAGCGTTGAAGGAAGTGATGGTAGTGTAGAATATGATCAAGTAAGTGTTATACATGATGGCACAAATGTTGGATTCCAAGAGTTTGGTCAATTAACAATTCACTCGTCGGATGCTTATTCATCCACAGGTAATATAGGTACTTTCTTCCCATTGATGGTAGGTAATGATCTTGTGGTTAGATATACTCCGGAGGCAGGACTAACCACCGCTTTCGTTAATGCAACTGCAATAGGTATCGCTACAGAGGGATATATTGGTATTGGATCTTATGATATGGCTTATGCTGAAATGTCTGCACAAAGCACGGGTATTTCTTCATCATCATCACCTGTTGCAGTGGGTATTGCAAGTTATTCAGATCAATATGATGCTGCATATTGTATAGTTCAAATTGCCGACAAATTGAATGGTAGTTATCAAATATCTGAGGTAATGGTGATTGATGACTATTCAGATGATGATAACATTTATTTGACTGAGTTTGGTAATGTAAGAGTTGGAACAGCGTACACTGAGCTTGGAGTAATTAGTGGTCGAAGAACATCTGATAATGTTACTGAACTTACATTTTTACCAAATGTAGGTATAGGGGTGTCAATTACAACTTTCTTAAATTCATTAAGAGTTTTAGAAAATACAGAGTTGCAACCATCTGATGCCACAAGGGAAGTTGGTGGTGAATCAGTAAAAGATTTAAAAAATGCCTCTATTGAGAGTGGTTTTGCAATCTATGAAGGAACTTTATCATCAATTAAAACTAACTTTGCACTAGAGCATAGAGGTGATCCAATATTTAAAAAACCTTATGATGGTTCATCATCATCAATTGTTGACACTTCTACAAATATTATAACTCTACCTAATCATTTCTTTGTAACTGGTCAAGAGGTATCTTACGGACACACAGATTTTAGAACTGGTATATCATCTGCTATTGGTATAGCTGCAACTAATTTCCCAACAGTTGGTATAGGAACCACTACTCTTCTACCATCATCTTTATTTGTAATCAAAAAAGGTGATAATAAAATTCAATTAGCAAGGACAGCTGAAGATGCATTGAAACAAATTGCAGTCCCTCTAGATTTAACTCACGTTGGTATTGGTACATCTCATTCATTTACAATGAAAGATCCCAATACAAAAGTATTGATCGCAGTTGATAATTACCTACAATCACCAATAGCTGGCACCTCAGTAACAACAACTCTTGATAGGTCAATTGATAAGGCTCAAGATGTTATTTTCTTCTCTGGAATCACGTCATTCTTTGGTGCTGATCATGTTCGAGTAAGCAGTGGTAATACAAGTGAGGTGATGAAAATACTTTCTGTTGGAATCGGTACAACTAACGGCATTAAGGTAAGAAGAAATAGATTAGGAACAACCATTGCAGGATTCCCAACGGGATCTTTAGTTGAAAAAATACGTGGTAATTATAATATTGTTGAAAATGAAATAAGTTTTATCGAAGCACCTCCCGGTAAAAATCCTATTGGTTCTATCACTAATCCCCCTGATTCAAGAGACTTTGTAGGTATTACAACTTCATCAAGTTTCCAAGGAAGAGTGCTTACTCGATCTGGTGTCACTGGAGGTGAAAATGAAACATATAGCACTAATCATCTTTATGATGATTTAACATCTGATTTTAATGGAAGAAAAAAAGAGTTTGCACTTACAGTTGGTAAAGCACAAAAAACTGGAATTTCAACACAACAAGCTTTTGTGCTCATTAATGGTGTATTACAAGCACCGGGATCAAATGGAGATTTTAATTTAACAAGTGTCGGTTCCGGAACAACAATCACATTCACTGGAGCTGCAAGTTCAGTCTCTAGAGATGTAAATACCGCATCAATACCTGTGGGTGGAGTAATAATTTCTGTATCATCAACCGATGGTTTTGGATATCAACCATTAGTGTCTGCTGGTGGAACTGCAGTGGTATCATTGGCAGGAACAATTAATAGTGTAAGTATTGGAAACACAGGCTCTGGTTATAGAGCAGATTTACAAACTGTTTCTGTTGGTTTACAAACTGAGGGTTTTGATCAATCTGGTATAACAACTATTGGTCTTGCTAACGTAAGTGGTGGTCATGTAACTAGCGTAACTATCACTAATCCACAATTCTTCTATAAACCAAGAGATATTTACAATGTTGGTTATTCTTCTATTACTGGTATCACAACTATAACCACTGCATTTGCTCATAACCTATCTGTGGGTAATGAAGTTGTAGTATCTGGTATCGCATTTACATGTGACTATGCCCCAGCTGTTGGAGTTCAAAGTGCAAACTATGATAACACCACTGGTATCATGACAGTAACTACACTCGCTGCTCATGGATTATCTACAACTGGTAAGAGTAGTGATGTAATATTAACTGGTTTGGCGTTTACATGTGGACTTGGTGCTACTGTAAATCATATCTACCCAAGAAACAGAGATCGTTTCTTTGACACTGCAATATCAGTTGCATCAACTACAGCAACCACTATAACTTTAGATGTATCTAAATCTCCTATCGGTCAACAATATACTCACAGATTCATAGGTGCTGCAAGTAGTGCAGTGATACAAGGTGGTGATTATTCTCATACATTCCGATATGCCCTTGCAAACGCAGTAACAACAGGTGTTGGAACACAATTCACACCAACTAATGCGACATATAATGCATCAACTGGAGTATTCGTAATAGATATACCAAATCATGGACTATCTACAAATGATACTGTTGGTATTGGAACGAGTTCAATAGTGTTCTCATGTGAAATGGATCACTATGGAAGCGATCATCCATATCCAAGACCAACTGATCCAATAGCTGGCATACAAACTGCGATCACTGCTGTAACCACTAACACTATCACTATCAATGTTGGTAAATCTGAACTAAACTTCTACGACGTGTCTGACGCTACCTACGCTGCTGATACAGGTGTATTAGTCCTTACTATAGGTGCACACACATTATTACCCGGAAGAAGTATCAAACTTAAGAAAGAGTCACTAAGGTTTACATGTTCTAAGAATAATTATGCAACACAACACAAATATCCAAGAGAGGGTGATCCTATATTTGATGGTACACCAGTTGTAGGTGTTGCGAGTGCAACTCAATTTACTATCAATGCTGGTATATCCACTGTCCCAACACAATATGTTTCTGGTGGATTTATACAACCAGCATTAATTGCACCAAGAGGTAATAATAACTCAGCGAGTGGCCAAGATCCAGCGTTTGATGGTGCTTCAGTGTTAAGAGTTTTGAGTGCCACAGAGTTTGAAATCAATAGCGGTATATCAACAAGAGCACATCTCTATGCCAGAGGTGGTAGAGTTGATCAATTAACAAAAATTGTTATTGATGATCCTCTATCATATAGTGACATGCAATTGATTCATAGCACATCTAGTCCCGGAACTTCTGGAACTGAAGCGAGAGCTGATGTTGTGGTTAGTCAAGGATCAACAATTATTGATTTTAAAATAACAAACACTGGATACGGATATGGAATAAGTGAAATATTAACACTACCTCTTACTGGTGCTACTGGCATTCCGACAACACCTAGTTTTGTTGATAACCGAGAATTGAAAATCACAGTGGATGATGTTGCAAGTGATCAATTTAGTGGATGGTCAGTTGGTGAGTTACAGGTATTAGATAATTTCCAAAATTTATTTGATGGTTCTAGAAGAACTTTCCCATTATCAGTCGGTGGTGATACTTTATCAATTCAAGCAGCACCCGGTTCAACAGTAACTGTTCAAGACACTTTATTTGTCTTTATTAATGACATACTTCAAATTCCCGGAGAGTCATATTCATTCTTAGGAGGTAGTAATATCACATTTGATGAGGCACCGAAATTCGAGGATTCATTAAAAATATTATTCTATCGTGGAACTGGTGGTGCCGATGTTATAGACAGAGATGTAATTGAAACTGTTAAAGTTGGAGATGATTTAACTTTAGGATATTCAAGATCTTTAGATCAACAAAAATGGTTGCAAGAAAGTAAGAGAGGGGTTCTTGAAATTACATCATCAAACACCACAGACACAACAACATATGATGGGCCAGGAGTTTTTGAAGATACAAGAGTCTTTAGACCACTCAAATGGACAAAACAAACTGAGGATAAATTTATAGAGGGTAAATTAGTTACAAAAGATAGAGATTTATATAAAGGAAACATATTCCCTACAACTAATCCAATTCAAACTGTGGGTATTGGTTCAACAGTTGTATATGTGGCTGGTGCTAGACCATTCTTTAACGCAAAGAATGAAAACTCTGTATCAACAGAATTCCAAAAAAATATTGTGATTGTAAATAATGTTGAGAGATTGGCAGCTGCAGCAACTGCTGTTGTTTCTATTGCAGGAACAATTTCCTCAGTGGCAATATCAACTGGAGGGCGTGGATATGATAGTGCACCAGTTGTAACTATCGGAAATCCCGTTGGTCTAGGGACAACTGCCCGTGCAGAGGCAACAGCAACAATATCGAACGGCGTGGTCACAGGTATCACAGTATCAGTTGCAGGAACAGAATATAGTCAAGAGAGTCCACCTGTTGTTTTAATAGGTGCCGATCCTGTTCTGGAAGAAAATAATACCGTTTTATCATATGCTGGTGATAGTGGTGTTATTAGTGGTATTGGTTCAACAACAATTTCTGGAGTGTCTAACCCATGTTTAATATTTGATCTTGTTATACCTTCAGATTCATTCTTGAGAAATTCAGATGTAACTCAAGGGATCACAGGATCTGGTTCAAATAGTGGTATTGTAACATCTGGACTACAAGTTGGAGATTACTTCATAGTAACTAATTCTAACGTTGATGTTGGAATTGGATTCTCATCAGTTGATTATGACACGGGTTCTGTTGTTGGAGTAGGAACAACATTTATAGATAATGTGTATCGAGTGGCAGCAGTTAATTATTCACATGTTACTGATGCGGTTGGCTTTGGTCAAACATCTGTTACTCAAGTGACAGTAGGTGTTGGAACTGTAAATCCAAATTTAGTTGGTCTTGCTGGCAGTGAATTTTATGGTGAGTATAGTTATGGTATTATGAGATTGAGTGAAAGAAATACTGTTCGCTCATATCCAGTTAATACTTCTAACGGAATTAGTGGTATTTTAACAGGGCCAATCATAAGAAGGAAGTCATTCTTAAAAACTCAAAGTTATTCCACATAAATAAATAAAAAATCTAAAAATGGCAGCAATAATTACTGATCAAATAAGAATATTGAATGCAAAGAATTTTGTTGCAGGTGTTTCTACGTCCAATAATTCATATTATTCCTTTGTTGGATTGACTGATCCTGCAAAAATACAATCTGATTGGGATAATGATCCCCCTGCTCCAGTGGATAATTTTTCTAGTATGAATGATTATTGGGATACTGCGATTGCTTTGAAAAAAATAAACGCTACTGATGTAAGACAGGTTGTTAAAAGAAATTCTTGGACTTCAGGCACCACTTACGATTACTATAGGCCTGATTATGGCATATCAAATCCACCAAAACACGCTCAAGGGACATCATTATACTCATCTAATTATTTTGTAGTCAACAGTGATTTTAGAGTTTATATATGTCTTAAAAATGGAACAAGTCCAGAGCAACCTGATGGAAAACCATCTCTTGATGAACCGACTTTCACTGATTTAGAACCTAAACCAGCTGGGACAAGTGGTGATGGATACATATGGAAATATCTTTATACTATAAAACCATCTGAATTAGTAAAATTTGATTCAACAGATTTTATGCCAGTTCCTACAGATTGGTCAACAGGGAGTGACAACGCAGCAGTCAGAGATAATGCGGTTGATGGTGGTATAAAAGTTGTCATAATACAAAATAGAGGTGTAGGATTAGGGACTGCAAATAGAACTTACACAAGGGTTCCTATTAAAGGTGATGGAACTGGTGCTGAGTGCACTGTTGTTGTAAATGCAGATCAACAGATTGGAACTGTAGAAATAACTAATCAAGGATCTGGATATACCTTTGGAACAGTTGATATTGTTGCTGGTGGTCTACCTAGACCAGACTCATATCCACAACTTGATGTAATCATTCCTCCAACTGGAGGCCATGGAAAAGACATTTATAAGGAGTTGGGAGCAACGAATGCTTTAATTTATTCAAGAATTGAAAATGATCCAGAAAATCCAGATTTTATAACAGGCAACCAAATCGCAAGAATTGGTATTATTGAAAATCCACAATCCTTTGGATCATCATCATTACTTTCTCTAGATAAAGCAAGTGCAGCATATGCAATGCGTTTAACTGGAACTGGTTATAGTAGTGCTACTTTTACTGCTGATACAATAATCACACAAACAACTGGAACAGGTGTGACTGCTATCGGTAAAGTGATTAGTTATGATCAAGAAACAGGTGTTTTAAAATACTGGCAAGATCGCACAATGGCTGGGTTTACAACAGTTGGTTCAGCAACAACAACACCAATATATGGATTGCAATCCGATAGATTCACAGCAGATATAGCAACTGGAGGTAGTCTAAGTATTACTGGTGGTAGCATATCATTATCCATCAACAATACTTTTGATGGTCTATCAACATCAATAAATAATAAAACATACTACCTTGGTCAAACATTTACAAGTGGTTTATCAAATCCAGAGGTGAAAAAATACTCTGGAAATATGTTATATCTTGATCATCGACCAGCTATCACTCGTTCTTCTAATCAAAAAGAAGATATCAAAGTTATATTACAGTTCTAATAACTCATGGCT